GTCAACACCAGAGTTCCAGAGTAAACTATTAGATTCACTAACTGGATCTTTTTTGTTAAGTGTTGTTAAACTATTCTCAATATACCAACCACCAGGACCTTGAAAGGCATGAGACCATAGTCTTGCCCATGGCAAATCTTCATCTTTTACAGCAGGTAAAAAACGAAATACTGCATAACCATTACCTGATTTATCTAGTTCTGGTTTCCATAATCTATCATCTTGATATGAGTTTGATTGTTTTTGAGGTTCGGCAACTTTAGATAGTTCGCCTATTAGTGTGTCTAGATTAGACTTTGACCTTTTAAGGGCCGCAATACTTGTATTCATATATTTCTCCTTGTATGTTTTATCGTATTATTGTATTTGTATGTGTCTGTATTAATCGACATTATTATTTATAATGCGAAATAGGTGGGACTATGGATTTACCCACAAGTGAGAACACAGATACCATTCTGATCCCTCAACAACCCGTTTCATCTTGTCAGATATGTGATTCATAATTGGTAAGATTACAAACCTGGGTACAACCCCTAAACGGTCAAGTTCGACCCTCTGGTGAAAGCCTCTTCCTTGCACTATAAAAAGAAGGTAATTATTCTTCTTTTGCATTATCTGTATTATAACACATTTGTTGACCCTTGTCAAGCGATGTTATAAAATTTTTACAAACTTCTATCATAATCGGTAAACCATCACCATCAGTAAACTCTTTCCAAAGTGTACCTTCATGCTCGTATCCACAGTTTTGGCATACGTTTGACATTATACTGGTTTTACCAATACTTTCGGTAGTATATCACAATTATATGATAATGTTCTTCTCATTTGCTCTGTCTGTCTAAATGGATAAACAGCATGAACTAATGTATATGGAAATACAAAGAAATCTCCTACCTTTGGACTTATTCTCATTTGAGACATTGATAACGAATGTTGGTTACCACCGATAAATTCTAAATGACCATTTGCAGGTTCATGATTGTTTGTATATTCTTCGCCATAAGTATCTGGCACTTTTAAAAATAAAACTGATGATAAACCTACTAAACTATTTTTACTAGAATGAAAGTGAGCAGGATTATATTCACCTGCATACATATCATTTACCCAAACATTGTCTAAAGATAATTGATGTGTATTTACTAATACTGAGCCTGATCTTTTCATATACTCTTGAAAACACATCATGAAGGTACCTTTTATATCATCATTTAAAATAGGATTAAGTAATTTTTCTTTTTTGATTTTACCTGCAAGTTGAGGGTTCCAGTCAGGCATACTATCACCTCTTTCATCAATTGCCTTGTTTACAGCTTCAATAAAATGTTCAGGCATTTCTAATTTAAGAATTATCTCACCTAATGTAAATACTTGTGTCTTTACTTGTTTACCTTCTTCACTCATTATATCTCCTTCATTTTATCTCTCAATGAGATTTTATATTTTGTAATATTATATGACAAAAATGGTTTATATCTTTTCATTCTATCAAATAGTTTAGGCCATAATACTTTTTCTGTAATATCTTTATTTAATTTTTTAGTGAATCTTAATATATCATCTAGTATTATTAATGTTTCAAAGTTTATCTTTTTTGCTAGAAACATTTTGATGATAGTAGGGTGTTGACCGCCTACTGATAGAAATAAATCATTAAATTTTATATCTTTAGTTGTCATTCTTTCTATAATGTAATCAATATCTTGTTCATAATAATAATGTAATGATTCTATTTTTTTAGACCATTGTTTATAATGTTCATCACCAGCTTTGCCAGTGATGTCGCCAACCCATAGATTAGTATTAGAAACAAAATTACTAAGGAAGTAATTAACAATAGACTTATTGTCATAAGATTTACTAAGCCTATGAAAGTAATACCTATCCCTTCTTTTAGTAAAAGTTTCCAATCTTGCAGTTGTTCTACCGTTGTGTTTATGAAAGTCGTAAGATTGGTTTTTACTTGTGAAGTGGAGTTTGATTGCCAAATATGTTTTATATACTTCAAAACCATTCACTATCCTTCAAGCACTCCTATGATCCATAGTGTTCCGAATATCACTAATGCTACTTCTGCTCCTGTCATAATATCTCCTTATATTGGTAGTTTTGCTGTTTTTTCTTTTAACATATTAAGACCTTGTGCCTCAAATGCTATTTTCTCTTTCAATGTTTTATTAATCATAGACTTTGTTGTAGATAAATCTATACTGTTTTTTTCGCAATACAAGACTATAGCGTCTATATAACTAATTCTTTTTGTCTTTACTATATCTTCAATTAGTAAAGCAAATTTATTGGGTGTAACTATCATATAATACTATTATACTATATTTTTTTAGTTTTGTCAAGGTCTGATTGTCGAATTGTTGGATCATAAATCTCTTTTGTTGCTTCACTTCCTGACATATATCCAATGCCATAAGCACAAGCCATTAATATTGATACTGGTAAAAGAATGGTAAATATTTCGTACATAATAATCTCCTTATATATAATGCCAGTTTCTGTTGCAAGGTACTGGCTAACCCCTAACAGCCTAGGCTGCTAATGCATACTCATTATAGTTTGCGTTTAAAATGAACTTAAAGTCTTCCGACTATCCTCTCCAATACGATTTCTAGTCAACGGTCGATCCTATTTCGCCCCCATAATTTTATGGTGGAGGCGTAGGGTACTGCCCCCTAGTCCCTATTGTTTACTCTCATTATCTTCATAGAGAATCTTCTTGTGGTATTTTAGTACCGTCATGATAAAAGAATTGCCAATCTAATCCATAACCTAATATACAACTTACGTTTGAACCATCAGGTCCTAAACCGGGCATTGTCATTATAAAACTACCACTATTTCTTTCAGCATTGTGTCCAAAAGATAATATACCTAAAAGTTCACCAAATTGTTGTCCATTTTTTCTAATTTGTCCTACGGCCACTTGTGATTCTCCCATTATTTTAGAAGAAGAATCTAAGACAAATTCTGTTATGCCACAAAAAACAGGAATATTTTGTTCTAATAAACCTTTATAATTAAACTCAGGTTGTGGTACTTCAGGTGGTAGTTCAGGTCCAGCATTAGGTATTGCTCTAACTTCTTTTGTAATAATCATAAAAAAAATAATTATGAAAGCAAACTTCATAAAATTACTCAATCTTAAATTTTTCATTGAACTCCTTTATTGCAGGTTCTAATAAAGGTAAATAATCTTTTTTATCTTTTATAAAAGTTTGAGTAGCACCATCTTCGGTGACTATGAGAATTACAACTTGATCTATTTTTCCTTTGAATCGTTCTTCGTACATCTCACAATAAGCTGCACCTTGAATAAAATAGTTTTCTACCCACTCCTCTTTCTTTTCTTTTGAAGAGGTTTTAAAATCTATAACAGAAAGTTTACCTTCATATTCTGCTATACAATCTACACGACCTGCAACACCCCATTTGTCGCTATAAAGGCCGCCTTCTTGTAGTACAATATTATTTATCTTGTCTAGTTCGGGTTTTAGTATAGTAAATAGTGCGACAGGTAGCACATCTTGTTTTGAAAGTTCTTCATTGTTTAGATAGTTTTCGACTAGAGTATGAAGTGCTGTACCTCTACTTGCGGCTGATCGCATAATTTGATTAGCAACATCATTACCAACCGACTGACGCCATTTAACTATACCGTCTTTGTTTCTATCAGATAAAACTGTGGTAATCGAAGGATACTTATTACCTTCAGGTGTAATATAAAATCTTTTACCCTTGATTGTTTGAGTGGTTACGTCTGGTAAACTAAGATTTTTGTCGAAAGATGATAAGTCAACATGATTAAATGTTTTCATGTCGTACCTATCTTTTAAAAAAGTATTCATTTGATTCATAATATAATTATAACAGATTTACTTGGTTAAGTCAAGCGCTAATTTAGTAGTTTCTTCAACTCGTCTAGTCCAACCTTTACCGAAAGTAGCAAAAGTAGATAAATCTTCATAGTATTCTTGTCTCATAGTTTGATATTTTTCTATGGTTTCTTCAATAGTATTTTTTTTGACATATTCATTGACTTTTGCCAAAGTATTAGGTCCGATACCGCCATCTATTGTGGTGCCAATCATTCTTTGTAAGAATTTTGCTGCTCTGCCTGGTCCTGCGTTTACACCAAAGTCAAATACACAAAGGTCTAAACCACTAGGTAGGTCATCACATTTCATTTTACCCCAATATCTGTCTATGTAAATAGGTGCAACATCAGCAACTAATAAATCTTTCATATCTTTTTTGCCGCCATATTCTTCATAAACTTTTTTTGTTACGCCAAGATTTGTTTCGCCACCAGGATCTTTAGGATGATTTACATAACCACCTTCATGATGTAGTATTGTTGTTAAACTTGTTTGTAGATTATCTTTCATTATTTTCCCCTTGTGATTTCTATTATCTTTTTAACTTGTGCTTCTATAACTTGAGCTCTGTTAGGCCAATGTATATACGCCTCTGGTGATTTTGCTAATTTAATTAATAATGGTATAATAAGTTTTTCTAATTTAGCATATTTTTCTTTTTGTTCTTTGCCTAAATTATCTTTTCTTAAATCATACTCATCATCCATTTGCTTTTTAGCAATATCTAATTCTGTTTGATTCTTTTCGTTGATTGCTGATTTAGTAGAACCAATTAAAGATAAAACTTTATCTAGTTTACTATCTAATTTGTTTACTATATCGCTAGAAACTGCCTTGGCAGTACTATCTGCTGTTTGTTTTACAACTGTTTCTGTTTGTTTAGATTGTTCATCTGACGGTTTCTCTTTGACCGAGGTAAAACCCCAATCACCATCCATATCAAAACCTTCTAAAAAGTCAAAGTCTGCCATATTTTTCCTTTAGTTGGTGTAGCTACACACTCTTAGATACATTATCGGATTGACCACTCAGCTTCTTGACCATCGCCTGGCGTGCTGTAGTTTCTCGATAGTATCAGTTATATTTATCTTCCACCGCCTTTTAAGATACGATTTATGCGTTTCTTTCTTGCGGCTTGAACTTGTGTTTGTCTTACTGTTCTTTTACCATATCGTTCTGCAAGTGGACTACTAGGATGTGCTTCTGAAACTTTAGACATCACCTCTTTCCAACCAGAATCTGTTTTACTATCAACACTACCCACACTTGATACAATATTCATTTGTGTCGGCGGCAATAATTCAATAGTATCAGTTTTGATAAACTCTTCCATTTCAGAAATCATCATTAACTCTTCCCATACTTCGCCTGTATGATGATCTTTAAATCTATATGTTGGCATTCTCTCGCTGTCTCCATTCTTTTCTCATTTGTTTATATTTAGGGTCGGCCACAACACGACTTCTTGCCTGATAGAATACCTTAGCAGACTTTGCTTTAGGACTTGTTGCCCAATCTTTTTCTTGTGGTCTTACTTTACCACTCTCATCATACTTTTTACCATCTTTATGATTTGCATATCTTCTTGCTCTTGTAAAACCCATTTCTAAAAACTTTCTACACATATCCATACCTACAAAATCTTTTTGATCTTTGTATTGATGATATAGATAAAGTATTCTCATAGACGACATAGCGGCGTCATAGGGCGTCTTAAACCGCCAATACTGACAAATATCGTTTGTATATGGTCTGACTAATAATACACCTTGTTCACCACGACCTATTCTATATCTTTTATCGTTAGGCATAAACAAAGTATTTTTGTAATCTAAATTGTAATCAAACTCAATCATTTACACAAAAAACTTCTTGATTCTTCAGTACAAACACAACCACCACCAATAGAACCATCGCACTTCATACCATGTTGAAACCACTTCTCAGGATAGTCTGTGAGAACTATACCACAAATCAGTAACATAGATATTGCTATTGCTAATAGAAACTCTTTCATTTCTTCTTCTTTCTCTTTTCTATTTCTGACATGATTATAATACAAATAAGCATTACTGTCAAGCCTGTAAATAGTAAACCTATTCCTTGTAAAAATGTCATTTTCTTTTACCAAGTTTACCAGTTCTATGGTCTACTCTACCTTTTCTTTTTGCTTTGTGTTTTGCTTTTCTTTTTTGTCGTCTTGCTTCTGTAATTAATTTATTCTTCATCTCCTGCACAAATTTGATGACTATATTTTACAGCATATCCTGTTGTGCCGTAGTCTTTACTATCAGGTATCTTCTTCCACCATTCACCATGAAAATCTTTACCGTCATCATAACCATTTGAACCGCCATCGATTAACTCGATATATTCTTGTCCTGATTGATCGTATCCTTTTGAATTAAATCTAAAAGGCACTTTAACCATACTTACCATATATCCTCATACTTTCCTGCAGTTTCTTCATACTTAAAGGTACCATTAGGATGATAGTATTTACTTTTTTCTGCTGCTTTAAATGTTGCAACTGTTATGATAATAGCAAGTATGAATACAAAGTGAGCAATTGCTGTATAACCAAACACAGTCCAACTACCTAATAATAAACTAAATGTAATACACCACATCCATGCTAATATTTGTAGTGTTAAATGTCTAACTTGTAAGTCTGGTATATGTCTTAATGGATTTTTATCAAGGTTCATTACACCTTCCCAACTATCGTGAATAAATTTTCTCATTGTACTCCTTCGCTAAACCATTGTGGTGTGGGTCTAGATGTCCACTTAGCAAAATATGCTTTTGCTTCTATGTAATAATTTTTATATGATTGAATACTATCACCAGGTACTATACATTGTGGATAATGCGACATAGCAGGTGGTGGTTCTTGCCAACCATTGTCTTTTAAATTAACTGGTGTGTGTTTTAAAAGTTCTTTGAGCAGTTCAATTGTACTGTGGTGTTTTTTATATCTGTAGGTATATTCTTTCCCAAGTTCCCTGAACAATGAGTACAACCAGTTGTAGTGTTGGCTAGAAGAACGAGCCCACACAGCACTAGGGTGGTGATAATGGACTGCTTTGTAAATGATTGCTTCTTCATTTTCGTTAGATAATCTATATCTTTGTACTTTTCTACCAGTTTTTGATTTTGCTTCATATTTAGTACCGTCAATCATTCTTTTTGCTGTTGATAATAATTGAGCATATTCAACTATCATTTTAACCACGTGTTTATCTACATGAAGTTCAGCAGCAATTTTAGGGTCTTTGTTTAAATAAAATATATTCATAACATTATTATATCAGTTTAATTCTTTTCTGTCAACCCCCTTTATAGTCATCATGAGTTGTTGCAGTTTATCCATCCATATTCTTTTAAAGTCTGGATCTTCGGCACCTTGATACATTTTGTACAAGTTTGCAGCTCTACGCCAAAATAGATTCATATTATAACTCATATACACCTCTCAAATTATATTTAATTATTTCTTTTACTAACTCAGTATATGTAGGTTTACTAGCATATTTTGAAAGATAGTCTGCAAGGATTAAGGCGTCATTAACACCACTATCTCTTGCGGCTCTTAGTTCTTGAAATGCCGATACATTATTTAGTATATGTAAATAGTCTATTACACTTTCACATTTGCTACTATACATTTTTACACCCCACCCAGGCCACTTAGTCCAAGGTATAGGTAATAAGTAAGGTTCATCTTTATCCCATGTTCGAATACCAAAAAGATTATTACCTTCGTTTGCAAATCTTGATTTACCCCAACCAGTTTCTATAACTGCCTGAGCAATAATTAATTCGCTAGGTATATGATATTCAGGTTCAATATATTCATACAAATAATTAATACAACCATTTAGTGATTTTACAAATACTTCATTAGATGATGTATCAATATTTGGTAAATTATATTCTTGTTGAACTACTTTATGAACAGCATATTTTAGTTCGATTGATTTATAAGGAATAACAACTGCTGTTTTCCAGTCTTTTTCAATCACTCTTAAATCACCCCTAACATCTTCATTAGGTAAAGGTGTTTCAATCTCATGAAAATCAGGACAACCATCATCTGTGCAATTATATTTTTCGTTATACTTACTAATCCCAAAAGCAATTAGAGCAATCATTAAAGTTATTTTAAACATTGATAAGTTTCTTTAACTCCTTTTTAGTCGCATACGGTTTATATAAACTACATTTGAACCATCTAAATTTTGGTGTCGGTGTAGCAGGACCTTCCATTACAAGTTCATTTTTTGCTTCTGCATAAATGACCTTTTTCATAAACAAAGAAAGAGCTGCGTCATACTCTTTACAAGGTTTATAACTTGTTCTATCTCGTTTAGGCGTTTCATAAACACCTTTACGGTTTTCTATGATAGCCTTAATAATCTTTTTTTCGTATCTATCAAATTTCATAATTAAGATATCCTTTCGTATTTAACTTCTTCAAGACCACAAGGTCCACCAACAAGTAGTTCTTCTCCTACGTTTAACATAGCAAAATCTTTTTCCCACTCGTCACCCATGTAGGCGTCAAGATTCCATGTTTCAAGTTCTTTTAGTGAGTGAATTGCTGTTTGACCATCGTTGTCGCCATATCCAGACAACCAAGTAACTTTAAATTGTTTGTTCATTTTTTTTGATATCTCGTTTCTTTTATTTATCATAGTGTTCATAATGTAACCTTTCGATTTATGATTATATAATACACTAATTCAAAGCATAAATCAAGCACTTTCTGGTATAAAAAACCCTTATTTTCTGCGATTTTTAGGAATAATTTGCATAAAAAAACCCTTGAAAATCAACGATTTAAGAGTGTCTTAAACTGTTGAAAAACAAGGGTTTTTAGTAGGGGGTCCTAGGTAGATTGCAATATTAACCCCTATATTTTACTATTTTTTCATAAAATTATCATCCCAATTGAATGCTTCTTTTACTAAATTACCAGTAAAACCTTTATATTTGTTATTGATTTTTTTGTTTACAACTGTTATTAGAAATTCGGCTTCACCACCAGACAATCCTTCTAACATTTGTATGAATAAAGTTTCTCTTTTATTTTGTGATATAGTATTATCGCCACCTTTTGTGAACAGATATAATCTTTTTGCTTCTTGTTGTAGCATTGTATGTTCTGTTCCTATGGGGGCATCATTTTTCTCGAATGGTATATCATCACCTTTTGGTAATAACCATTCTATTTTAGGATCAAAAGCACCTTTTAGAACTTGTCTTAAAGCCACAGAATCATGATCTTTTAATACTTTAAGTTTTCTAGGTTTATCTTTTGCGTTGTTTATTTTTGTAGCAATCTCATTCATAAGAGTTGGCACAGGTCTACCTGCGTCTGCTAGTGCCTGCATTCCTCTTTTAGTTGCTAAAGCGGGATGTGATGGAGTGTTAGGATTAACATCTCCTTCTCTGCTGGCGATTGTGCCATCAGGGTTTCTTCTTATAATAACCATTTTTTTCTCCTTAACAGTTCTTTCGAAATCTAAAATTCGTCAATGACTTCGATTAAAGTTTTAAGTTTTTTGTTTATAAAGTAACCTAGTATTTTATCTCTAGTCGCTACTTTAACATCATTAAACTCATTATTAATTTTTTCCTCAATGTGTTGAGGTATACAATTTAAATCGATTATCTTTCGATTTCTATCGTAATGTTTTTGTTCTTCGTCTGTGAATGTAGGAAATACTTCATTCACCCAGCTATTTATCTTTTTTTTACTTAAAGGTTTCTGTCGTCTGCCTTCTACAAAGACATTATCATCAGATAGTATATTTGGTATACCATCACTTCGATCACCTTTTAGAACGTGCTCTCTTAAATATATGACAGGATCTTCACCTTTACCTACATATTTATTTAATACTGGATTGTATTGTTTAACACTAGGACTGTGTAATTGTATAAAGTCTTTATCACCTGATAGTATCAATGTATTTTTTAAATGATTAGGACCAACAACTCTCCTAAGTCTTTTAATTAATGTA